GCAAACGATTTAATTATTACTGTTTCAACAGTAGACGGTGGAGGTGCTATTACGGATACCTCTGTAAGTGGCACTGCTATAAATCAAGAATTACTTACAGCAATTGAGGGCTCAAATGTTGCAGGCACAGGAGCATCATTTGATATTAGTAATACAAGTACAGTATACAGTTTAGATGCAATATCCAACCCCGGCGAAGCATATAAAGTAAACGATGCTATTGTTATCACAGGTGATCAACTAGGTGGAACTACTCCTGCTAACGATTTAACTATTACAGTTACCGCAGTAAGCGGCACTGGAGGCATTACGACTGTAAGTATCAGTGGTACTGGCGGCGATGGTTCAGGAACATATACTAGCGTAAATGCTATATATGCTGAATTTAATGGTTCTTTAGCAACATTTGATGTTACTAGAACACTAAGTGTATATACTGTTGGTCCTACTGACGGCGGCAGTGGATATCGACCAGGTAATACACTGATAATCGCCGGCGATCAGCTAGGCGGAGTTAGCCCAGATAACGATGCACAAATTGTAATAGAAGAAGTTGATGTTTCAGGTGGAGTAACTAATGCTAGTGTTTCAGGAACAGTTACAGCCGCAGCATCCTTGCAATTTTACAGTACAGTAACTATGACAGAAGTATTAGTCGACGAGCTAGCAAATAATACCAACATTGCATTCGAGCAACTAGCAACTATTCAGGTCAACTTTGAAACTGGTCACGGTATTGTACCCGGAGCAAGTGTTATTGCTACAATCAGTTCTGATGACGGTCTTGGAAACAATCACTTGTTAGCAGCAGGTTCGTTTATTGCTACTGAAATTGCATCACCCACTCAATTAAGTTACCAAGCTAGAGCAGCAGGAACAATAGACACAGCAACAGATGACTTATCAGGAGCAATTTATTTACGACCTGACAGTTTCTTTGTTCATAGACCATTCGACGGCGGCGTCCAATTAGGTACAGGCGGCCCACAACATGGCTCACAAGCAATTCGTCAAAGTAAAAACTATATTCGTTATCAATCAGGCAAAGGTATTATGTATACAACTGGTGCGCTATTTGCTCCAAGTTATGACATTTTAACAATTACTTCAACTGGCACAGTTATTGGCAGTACAATTACTGTCGAAATTGACGATGCGGACCACGGTCTGCAAGTAGGCGGAGTTATAAGATTAATCGGTGTAGAAACAGCTGGCTACAATGGCGATTATGTAGTAAGTGATGTAGTAAATGAAAGAACATTTAAAATACTAGCTACAACGCAATTAGGATCAAGAGTTCCGAGACTAGGACCAACATGTCAAGCAAGTGTTAGAGAATGGCACGGGTCAACTGTTAGAGCTGGCGCATTTGACGAACAAAATGGTATTTTCTGGGAATACGATGGTACTAATCTATCTGTGGTGCAGCGTACAAGTACTTTCCAACTTGCAGGTCTTGCTACAGTTGCTCCAGACAGTAACCTAGTAACAGGTTCTAGTACGAGATTCCAAGACCAAGTAAAAGCAGGTGATAGAATTGTTATTAGAGGAATGACCCATGTTGTTTCTAGTGTAGTTAGCAATACTGAGATGACAATTACACCAGATTATAGAGGTGTTAATACAGCAGTAAATGCAAAACTTTGTTTGATCAGCGACAAACGAGTAAAACAAAATGATTATAACCTAGATAAACTCGACGGCACAGGTCAAAGTGCATATGATGTAGATATATCTAAAATGCAAATGATCGGAATTCAATACTCATGGTATGGTGCTGGATTTATTGACTTTATGATACGTGGTGCAGACGGTAACTTTATTTTCTGTCATAGAATGCGTAACTCAAACGTTAATACAGAAGCGTTTATGCGTTCGGGTAACTTGCCTGTGCGTTACGAAGTTACTAATGAAGGTTCGAACGGTAAACTTGCTGAATCTATCAATGCTACGCAGACAACAATTACTCTAGAAGATGCAGACTTTTTCCCAGCTAACGGTGCAACACTGTATATAGACAATGAAATCATAACATATACAGGAAAAACAGGAAATACACTAACTGGATGTACAAGAGCAGCAAGTTTAATCAACTTCCAAGCTGGTGCTCAAAGACAATACACTGCTGGCCCAGCAGTATCTCATACTAGACGAACAGGGGTAGTTATAATTAGTAACACTATTACTCCTATTATCAGTCACTGGGGTTCGGCGTTTATTACAGATGGCGGATTTGATTCGGATCGCGGTTACATCTTTGCATATGCTGCACAGGGTATCGAAGTTAGTACAGAAAGAAATACTGCATTCTTGCTACGACTAGCACCAAGTGTGTCAAACGCTATTACTGGCGATTTGGGAGATCGAGATCTACTAAACAGAGCACAGTTGCTACTGAACGGTATTGAGGTTACTAGTGATCCGTTGGCCGCAGCCGACAGCGGCGGCATTATTATCGAAGGCGTTCTTAATCCTAGTAATTATCCTACTGATCCTAATTCAGTAGGCTGGTCACCATTGAATACTCAAGCGCAAGGAGGCCAGCCGAGCTTCGCACAAGTTGCTGCTGGAGCAGCAATTGACTGGGGTACAGGTGCAGCGGTGTTATCACCAGCAGATTCAGTATTAACAGCGCCGCAACAAACAGGCATCGATTTCTTATACATTCAAAGAAATCGAAACGATTTCTTTGTTAGAAACGACGACAACTACAATCTTCCAATTGGCAGTATAATGACCGGAGATAATGTAGACGGTGATCCAATGTTTGACAACAACACTGTTATTACTGGTGTTCAAAAAGATTGGGGATTTCTTTATGATAGATCCGTCGGGTTCAGTGTTCGTGCAGATAGATATGTTATTAGCAGACGAGTAGATCAAAATCCAAACGACAATCAAGCTGGAGCTTCGTCAGGAGTAACAGGTGAAGTATCACTGCCGTTATCAGAAGGAAGAACCAGTAAAGTATTATTTACAGAATCTATTTTCTTAGCAACTGGAGCGACAACTGGTACTCCTGTCGATTCTACAGATGTTAATTTTCCAGCTGGTACACAGGTTAACAGTATAGAAACTATTGAGCTCGGCGGCACAAGTTATGTGTTGGTAGAATTTAACCAATCTGCAAGTAATTTTACTGCCGGTGATACAGTAGTGTTTAACCTCACTGGTGCTGCGTTTGCTCAGCCAGGAGAAACTATATTTAGATTTATTGCGGTTCCGGGAGAACGATCAGAACTAGATCTATCACCGATTAAAGAACTTACTAATACAAGTTTAGGCGGACGAGGCACATTCCCCAACGGACCTGATGTTCTTGCTATTAATATTCGTAAGACCAGTGGTGAATCGATTAATGGTAATGTTATTCTGAAGTGGGGCGAAGCTCAGGCGTAGGTTTTTGACTGTCACCTGGAAATACTCTGTAGTTGTCTTCTACACTATCAGCAGTTGACACTTCTGTAATTGAACTTCCAGCTACAATGCACTCTAGTTGATGCGGCTGTAGTGGCGGGTTATGCCAAGTATCGCCTTCTTTTAGTTCTTTTATGTGCATTTGTGCAGTTTCGGTGTCAATCCAGCGTACAATAAATCTACCATTGTTGACAAACCAAGTTTCGTCCTTCTCTTTATGAAAATGCATCGAAAATTTAGCACCTGCTCGCTCAAAGAACATAATTTTACCGCAGTATTTGTCATTGGTTGCCCAAATTAGTTCAAATCCCCAACCTTTGTCAACTTTTCCTTCTAGTCTTGCCATTTTTCCATCCATTCATAAGGTGTAGTGAAGTTAAATTCACCTATTGTGTTTAATAATTTAGTATTATCGCTTTTTGTATACTCTTGATACTGACCTATTAGTGATTTTGGCATTTCTACCTCTTCTATAGGCACATTTAAGCGATTGCTCATCCAATTTGCTACATTTCCTATGCTCTCAGCATGTCCACTACCAATGTTCCATATACCGCTCTCATCTAAATCCAAGAATTTTTCGGTAATTTTGCAAATATCTCCGACATAGATAAAATCTCGGTAAAAATTTTCACTATTTTTAAAAGGCTTGATATTGCCCTGTTTGGCTTGATTGCGAAATTGGTGGAAAATACTAGCCTGTGGACCTTTGTGTTCTTCAAATTCTCCAAAAACATTAAAATATCTAAATCCTTGGATACGGCACCCAAACTCGCTAGGATCAATTGATGTTACTACACGGTCAAAAAGGTATTTTGACCAAGCATACGGAGATTTAGGTAAACAAGGTGCATCCTCTTGACAGTTTTCTAAAGGTCCATATACACTTGCACTAGAAGCATACATGAGGTTAACACCATTGGCTTCGCACAATCCCAAAAGGCGAGTAGAAAAGTCTAAATTTTGCTCCATTACTGCTTCTACATCTGTGCATGTAGTTGAGCTAATTGCACCTAGGTGAATAATTTGGTCATAAAAATCAACAGCAGGCAGAGTATTTGGTATCCAGTCAAAACCTTCTACTTCGTGACCTTTGCTGTGTAAATATCTACCTAAATTTTGGGCTATAAATCCTTTATATCCCGTGATTAATATTTTCATCTAAATCTCCTAAAATTCTTGTGGTACTGTGACCCTTTACAGTAGGAACAATATGTACTGGTGCTAGATCGTGTCCTACTATTTCTTCTACAGTATAATCTCCGCCTTTGACAATTAAGTCTGGCTGTAATTCTTTTATTAACTCATACGGAGTGTCTCCATGAAATACAACAACTTCGTCTACATAAGGAATAAGCTCTAATTGTTCGCATCGTGTTTCAAGATCATTAAACGGTCTAGTGTCGCCCTTTAAGCGTTTTACACTACCATCGCTGTTAAGTCCTACTACAAGTTTATCACCTAAACTACGGGCTTGTTTGAGCAGCGTAAGGTGTCCTTTGTGTAGCACATCAAAACATCCGTTAGTAAACACAACACGTTTCTTTAGGTCTTTTTCTGTAAGAATGTATGTACCAACATGTTTAACACTCTCTGTTGACCCTTGTACAGCAAGTTCGATTGCTTTTTTATAATTGTAATCTTTTGTAAGGGCATAAACAAATGCAGCTAAGAAACAGTCACCGGCGCCGGTTACATCACTAACTTCGACATTGTCTACAGCTACTTCATAAACTTCATTATCTATTTTAGCAATAACACTTTTACCTGCTCGAGTAGTAATAATATTACCCTGCCAGTTAAGGAAGTATTCTTGAAATTCTTTTTCGTTAGGTTTTACTAACCAAGCACCTTCATAATGTGTTGCATGATCTTTAGGATCTACAATCACACGACAATTAAACTGGTTAATATGTTCGATGATTTTTAAAGATTCGGTTAACACGCCTTTGTTGTAATCACTTAATATTACATAGTCGTAATCACTAAAATCTTGTGTTAAAATATACTGAAGAAACTGTTCTCCGTCTGCATGATAATCGTCATCTATGCGTGTGACATAATGACCGTCACAAATTACTCTAGTTTTTACGCTAGCTTTGTCAAAAATATCAACTAGATCAACATCTACGCCTAGACTTTTTAAATTTTTATAAACAAGTCCTGCGCCGCCAATTGATTCTTCTATATGATCTTGTGCAACCACAGGTACAGGTGCCTCTGGACTCAATCGTGTACTTGATCCGTAAATATATTTGTCAATGATTATATCGCCAATAACTAAGACTTTCATAACTTATAATAACACCTTAATAATTAATAGTCAAGTAAAGATACTACTTCGATTACTGTTTTAAGTTTTGATTGATTAATTTTACTACTTAGAGTGTTTCGTAGTCCGTGGTGTAATGGCTTAGGCCAGCTACCAAAAGTAACCCATGCATAGCCGTCGTGCTCGTCATTGAGAACAGGAATAAATTCTTCGTCAATTAAACAAAGATATGTGTGAAAAAAGAATTTAGTATCATTAGATACAAAAGTTTCTAAGGGAATAGTTTTTTTAATATCTGGCAAACTGCCAATTTCTTCGATAATTTCGCGTTTTAGCCCTTCAAACGGCGTCTCTGTACCTTCGTTAGTACCGCCAACTAACCCCCAGAGATTACTTTTTTTACCATTTGTTCTGTGTAAAAATAAAAATCTCTGTGTTTTTTTGGCATATACTAATGCACCGCTACATACAATTTTGTGTTCCATACTGTATGTATCTTAGAGTTGTATTCTCCATGTGCCAACTTGGTATTCGCCTTCGTACGATTTAACCCATTCTAACCCATTAAATTTATACTGAACATTAGTGTTTAGATTTGTGGTGAATATTACACTACTGTCGTAGTTACTTGCATCAAATACTACAACCCATTTTGTTCCATCCCATTCAATAATGTCGTTTTCTTGGGCAGTTAAGAATGTACCGTCGTCGTTTTCCCAAGCACTCGGACCAGTAGTTGCACCATGTGGTCCAATATTATTTAGAATTAATAGTCTAACGCCTGCTGTTTTAATAGTTGACGGATTATACGAAGTTGGATCAATGATATAATCTATTTTTGATTTATTTTGATAGTCGCTTGAAATTACAGTATCTGTTGGCAAAGTATCTTCGTCAAAGTCTAATACTAATCTATTAGTATTAGTAAGATCTAGAGTAAAGGATGCAACAACATCGCCTGGTATGTCTGATCGTTGCATAAACAATTTACTAATACCTGCTTGATATGGTCCTGCAAATTGTTCAAACATTGGCTCCCAACTGATTTCACCAACAGTTGCACCTTCTACAATATATGCAGCATTATCTAAAATTACTATATTATAATTGTTATAATTTACATTAGCAAGAGCATCTGCATCGCCGCGGATTGCTTCTCTTTTTTCGCCGTCATAATTTTCACTTTTTGAACCTAGTGGATTATTACTATATTGATCAAGTACTGGTCTTGCTTCGCCGAAGTCAATAGTTCCTGCATCTTCGTTGAACACACTAGTAATAATGTTTGTAATAACGCCTAATCTTTTTACCTTTGCTGGTGGACTAATAAACACTGGTGTTGTGAAGCTAATTGTACTTACATCTATTTCGCTATCTACACCTACCGGTACGGTTCTACTGGACCAATTAATGTTTTCTAAATGTACTACACTTAAACTTGTCCAGTCTACATAGTTGTCAGTTGTTTGTATTTCTAAACTAGGATTAAATAGACATAAAATTTGTTCTAAAAGTTGCAGTTTTTGATCAGTATTGGTAGCCCATACATCGACATTAACACTTAAAATATAAGGCACTGGCATAATGCGTTCTACAGTATATGCATTACCTGCTTCGCCGCCGTATTCGCCTGTTTCTGCATTATAGCTTCTTTCGCGTACATTTAACTTGCTTACATAGCTTTGATCACTAGTTCTTGATCGATCCATTTCTAGCCCAGTTACATAAACTGCCATTCTAGGCGCACTAGGTATTTTATTTTCAGAATTGTCTCTTATAATGCTTGCTACCTGACGAGTAAGATCACCATACATCACAGGCACACTTGTAAAGTTGCCTTTATTATCTTGATATTGAAAGTTACTCATTAGTCTTACTATTTGTGTAAGATATCGTCTTATTTGACCATCATAAAAGTGCTGCATTAATTGTCCGCCTTGGGTCTAAGTGCTTTACTTAGAGACTGTCTTTCTTCAATCTCATTATTGCCGATTGTAGCTGTATTTGTGTTGTTAATAAATGATGTCTTTTGTGTTTGACGCAAGTTTGTGTTAGATAGTGTCATTCTTACACTATCTTCTTGCCTAACCCATTTTGCACCATCGTATCTAAAAAGTTTATTTGGCATAAAGTCTGTTCTTAAAAAATAATCACCACTATCAGCAGTAAGAGGAAAATTAATACCAAAGCCAAAAACTTCACCATTGGGTGCCAAACCGTCACCTACTAGATACCCGTCATAATCATCTTTTATACCTTCTTCAGATATGCGTTCATACACAGTTTCCGGTACTTCATCAGGAAAACTTTGTTCGATTACATTTGTGCCATCTTCGGCTACTCGCCTGGTGTATAAGTGGCTTGTTTCATAGCCGCTTAATGGCGAATCTGCTTCGGCTTGTTGCACTATTGCTTCGTTAATATTCATTTCTTGTTCAAAAGTAGAAAGAACATCACGCAGTGTTTGATCAGTATCTTCGC